CGGAAAGTTTCCTCTCCATGCAGCTACTTGGTGTTACCCAAGTACCGCCCCAAGCAGTGACCAATCCGCGTTCGCATTACTTGCTTTCGCCTTTCGACTACTGACTTTCATGGTACTGACTTCATAGTCATGCCTAGGGGACCGTTACAGGGTTTCACATTGTAAGGACCGCTGTGCCACGTAAGACACAGTCTCGTCCATAACAATGCTAAGTTTTCCTTCTTTAGCATAGGCTATTAGCCAGGCCGGAATGGACGTCGCCACCTTCGTGGAGTAGTCCAGACCGCGGCTTTACGGCTCCAACCGAAGTTTCTTCTTCGGTTGGTTTCCGGTAAAGGCCCTGTCCAATAGCGCGATCGTTTCTCCTCCAAAGAGTTTAACAACTTTTGAGGCGAACCGATTATCCCGGAATGAAAGGGCTTTGAATAAATTCTCCTTTTATACCGAGACACACATCTCCAAAGCTGGGGGCGCTCTGTTACAAGGGCCCACCCGGCATCGAAGAATGTCATGACGGATCGAGGATTTCGCAGATTTTCTGCTACATCCTGAACCCGGGGCGACGGTTTACCGCCCAAGATACCGATATCTGGATCAACCTTAATATAAGGTGTTGCCAGATCGGTCTCTGGAAAGGTATCCACCTTTGGTGCGGAAGGCACCAAAGACAGACCCCCTCGGACGACAAGCTCCTTGGTACTTAAACCACTGAGATAGTCGAACCAACGATGCACATATCGGCTGGGGGACACAGGAAAATGTGGGTGGTCTAAACCCCCCATGAATTCCTTTGCTCCCAACGGTATGCCCGCGTCTACGAGAGCCTTCCACTCTCGCCAGAACGGAGAGAATCGGAACATGCCCTTTTCTCTCAGTTTCTTTTTGGATTTAATTCCAAAATTGGCACAGTGGGATCTAAAAGAGGCTGCGCAAGAAGCCCAGTTAACTTCTCCTTTAGATCCCCCTGGTGGTGCAACCCATATTGCTCTGGGATAGAACTCTACAGGTGCACCATTAACAAAAAGAGCTTCGCAAAAGATTCCTTTTGAATCATGAACGAAGCTCTTCGCGGTGCTCAGCTTCCCTCCTAAGGAAGCTGTAGTGTCGTCATAAACCTTCTTGCGCTCAAGAGTGCAATTAGGTAATAACGCATCATCACCGCAAGTATCATAATTTTTGATACCAGCCTGCTCGGCACTGAACGCAGTGACCATTGCCAAGCCAGGCCAAGATGTAGGTTCGCCCATCATTGCCCCTGTTGTTGTAATAACTCCAGGAACATTGTTGAGAGAATCCACCCATGCGTCATACTTCTCACTGAAGTTTACGCAGGTGGTAAAAACATCTGATTGAGAATATGTTGCCCCTTTCCAAGCACGTGTATGGGAATTGCAAATTCCAGCAAGCACGTCTTTGAAATCCGGAATCTCCCCACGAAGGAGGAATTCGGGAGGAGCAGGAGCCTCAATCCCATAAGGATAGAAAATACGAGGCCCGAAAATTTTATCAAAAATCTCGGGTTCGCATAAATCCTTAAGGCCCACTTCCGGAGTAACTAGGTATAGACTTAGTTCTTCGTAAATGGTACGTGTCATCCAAAAAGGATGATAATCAGTAGCAGTGGACAGGTCTTGGGAATACCAAGGACCTTTTTCACGAGAAAGATCAACGCGGTACCGGCCTCCAAGAGACCAGGACGTACGTTCATCTTCCCGCATGAAATTATCCATTGCTTGACGAAGGGTTTGCTGGATCAAATTTGCTCCAGAAAAACCCTTAGTAGGCATTCGTACCTTGAGGCCCTTTTCAGGGGCAACAACAGGTTGAATGGGCAAGTGAGGCATACGTTTAACAAATCTTATGCAAGCACTTGTCAGGAGTTCATTCAGAATTGAGGACAGTAGATCGTGTTGGGCATTTCGCGCAACTACCATCATGTCCCAAAGCTGAAGGGCCTCTTCATCTGTAGGAATTTTTGTTTTCCTAAAGGTTTTATATTGGTCCACGAACTCCTCGGAAGGATCTCGTAGAAATTCGAGATACTTCTCATAAGATGTCACAAGACTCCTATAAGGAACGTGTTTCATCTTATGCTTCTCGTCTATCCAAGTACCTATCATTTCACCCTTTTCGGTGACGTTGACAGGCATTTTGGTAGCTTGGAGGATCTGTCCCAAATGAGAGATCTTCCTTCCTGAAAGGAAGGCCGACATCTTTGGAGACAGTGTACCAGATTTGATTTGATGCCCTAATTCGGCCAAAATCAAATCTTGGTAACCCTTAGAATGACCTCCAACAGATCGGTTGTATCCGATTGCAGAGCTCTTCGAAGGCTGGACTGTTATGGAAAGTTCACGGGGTCGATTGGTGCGCAACCAATTTCTCATGAAATTCCTAAACTGAGGATGTTCTGGGGGAGGAGTCGATGTAAGACGCTCCTGCAGACCATCAATTAACTCTTGTTTTTCCTCCTCAGTTATTTCGACTGGAGAAGGCATACAACGAGCAATTCGGGAAACAATTTCCCATCCTGGTTTATTCCCTTTTAAAAAGGAAAATAAATAGGATAATGGGCCATCTGGAACTATATGTCCAGGACAGCCCAATTCAGCGTCCCAGCCGAAATAGAAAGCTCTGGCAGAGTTTGCTAATTTCTTCAGGTCAGCTGCAACTTGAAAAGGCTCGCGAATTATCTTTGATTTTAATTTCGCGAACCTTTTGACAGCGCGGTCCATGCCTGCTAAAGGTATGCGTGGATCGCGCTTCAATGCCTGATAAGTCAAAACAATAGCATCAAAGACAGCTCTCATAGATTCAAGCCATTTCCTCTTAATGAAGTATGACTTGGCCTGGAGAACGTCTTTTTTGATGCTGCTTTTTGATCTATCAGCCATTAGGGAAGCATATGCCTCAACTTGGTACACATAAATTGTATTCCAAGAAAGGCCATAGTTTCCTTTAAGCCAGGCTCTGATTCTCTTTACAGGAGTCATATAAGCCCAGCTTAAGAGCTCGAGAATGTCTTCGGTAATCCGATAACAATCTCGAACCCTATCGAGCATCCGTTTTAAACCGATTCGTTTTCGATTCAGTTGTCGACGGAAGTCTTGTCCTGTCTTCCTTTTCACTAAATATTTTAAGTGAATTGGAACACCCCATCGAGGGATAAGACCTAACAATTGCTGAACATAAGGGGGAGTGAAATTTTCATAAATTTGCTCCCCCAAAAGCTGAGCATTTGGGGCATCCATTGATGGTTGGAATCTATAGGCCCTACAACCCGCTAAAAGGGAAGTAGAGTCGAAAAAGATATGTCTAATCCCTAAACCCTTAGTAGAAGAGTAAAAGGATTTGACACGCCGTTGCCTTAAAGCGGGCACCGAGCTATATTGAACAACATCATCGGATTCCCAGTAACGGGATCCGATGT